GGAAAATCGCTGCATTTGATACCGTATTAGTCGCAGCATCGGACACAGTAAATGTCGGATTGACAGAAACAAACGTCTTCATCTGGTTTGCGGTCAGCTTGACCGATACCGATGATTGAACTGACTCAAACTGCTCAAGGCCAGTAAGCGCGGTTCCCGCTGGTAACGCTGGTATGGTTATGTATGCCATGATCAGCCGTAAGTCTTAATGACTTCCATTACGATTGAGTATGTATCGTTAGCAGATACATTTCGCGTGGTAAATGTAATGTCGCCAGTCTTTCCAGCACCAGCGTTGTTTGGAATACCGCCAAAAATACTGTAATCCATAAAATAACTATTATTTTGCGGGATGGCAATAATCATTACAGAGGTTGTTGCAGCATATTGCAACTCCACCTCACAACCATGAGTTTGATACCAGATTCGATTTAACTTACAACCAGTACAGGCCAATGCGCCTTGAGGGTTCAGGGTAGACACATCAACTTTAATTACACCAGTTTCTGCGGTATCAACCAGACCAGTAACTTTAATAATAGCCAAACGCTCTCCATCAAGGATGGTTTGACTTGTAAGCACGTTTGCCATTAATAGCTCCTAAGTGAGGCGGGAGCCGAAGCCCCCGCCGTCTAATTACGCTTGAGTCACACCAAGAGCGCCAACGCGAGTGGCATTTGGGCCAACCGCAATTGCTGGCAAGGCTATCCCCATTACGAGACGCTTGATACCGTCACAAGCTGACGAGGGCAAATAAGTACCTCTCACATCACCAGTGGTTGTGGTTGCTGTGGCGGTAGCGGCAACAGTCATAGTTCCAGCATCTTCAGCCAAAGTATTGTCCCAGCCCGCACGGGTGACGTAGCCCCTATCAGTGATACGCAATGGCGCACCCAAGATGTCGGTTGTACCTACCGCAACGGTTACCACGCTTGCGCCAGAAGAGACAACACTAGAGATTTGGTAAAAGGCTTTTTTACCACTGACAGTCGTTGATGCTACCGTTCCTGTTGCAATTACCTCGCTCATGGCTTGACCGTAGTAGTCGTAACCAGAAACAGTAATGTTGACAGAAGTTGGAGAACCAGCACCAGTGGTTGTAGAAACCGCACGAGGGCAGTCAAGTTGCAAGACTGTTGCGCCGCTTGTATTCGTAACGGATGTAACACCAGCACCTGCGGCAAGCGTGAGCGTGGTAGCAGTTGTAATGACAGCGGCAACAATGTTGGTTGTCAGCTTTGCTTGTGGAACAACGTCCCAAATGTAAACGCGACCTAGTGGGCCAACACCTACACTCATAGGCGATGGGTTTTGCAACAAAGCATTGCCAGAACCAATGATGGTGGCGCTTGCTACAGTTTGTGATGCGCTTACGGTGTAAGTACCTATACCGCCAGAACCCGTACCAAAAGCGGTAATGTAGGTTCCATTGGTAAGTGACGTTGAACTGTCAATAAACATACCAACAGTAATTGGGTCACCAGAAAGCATTGCGGTGACAGTTAATGTGGTTGTAGCAATTGAGCCAGTAAAAGTTGAAACAGCAGGGTAAGCGTCCATACCTTGAACGGTAATGGCTGAACCTAAAAATAGGTCATCTGAAAATTGGGGCATCGTCTGCTCCTTGAAAAGTTTGACGAATGAATAAACAAAAAAGGGGCTGGGTTTTATCCCAACCCCTGTGGCGCTTTAAACGCCCGGTGTGCCGTACATTGCACGCCAGTCGGTGAAGCCAACGTCGTAACGCTCGGTCGCCTTGTAGCGCATCGAGTCAGTTTCGAAATCACCTTCCATGGTTTTTTCCAGCTTACGACGCATCAGAAGCTTCATGCCTTCTGGAGCATCAGTCTGTACCCACCAAGCTGTAGCCGATGTCAGACGTGACATTACTGTCGCGCCTTCATCCAATAAGCCGATTGACTTAATTGGGTTAACGTCGTTGTTTGCAGTACCAGAGCGCAAGACGGACTTCAGCAGAACTTCAGCTTGGAATACGTTACCCGGAGCAACTACGAGTTGCTTAGGTACCAAGCGGATTTTTTTGCCGTTGTTGTCTACTGCTTGACGAATCTGAATCAACATCTGTTCCAAAGAAGTCTGGGACAAGTTGGCTGCAGTTGATAACAGGTTAGATGTAACACCGTTAACGATCGGGTGTGAAGCCGAGTTCAATTGTACACCGTCACCGCCGGGGTAAGAACTGTTAAAGGCTACATTCAGAACGTTAGCTGACAATGTTTCTTTAGTCTCGATCAGAGACTGTGCCAAGTGCTTAGCATAAGTTTGGCCAATACGGATATGATCACCGTCTTCAACCAACACTTTAGTCAGCGCAAAAGCCAAACCATAAACGTTATAAACGTAACGCTTCAGGAATAACACGCCACCTTGTTGATAAGTAACTGGAGTACCATCAGGCAATTGTGGTGCCACGCCGAAGCCATACAATACTGGTTCTTCGTGGTAGTTACGTGGAATACCTTGTTGTTCACGGAAAACACGTGACCACTCATCCGCACGCTGATCGTAGATACCATCGAAGCATTCATTCAGAATCGGCTCGACGATACTACGAAAGTCGGTACTTCTCATTGGAGCTGCCATGTTTGCTCTCCCTTATTAAATGGCTGTGCCAGCAGCAGGAGCGAACTGATACTCACTGATGTTGACCCGGACGATCGTATATGCATCGCCCCATGCGTTACCGGGATATGGTGCCAAATCAATAATACGCATTTGCGCACTATTGCCAGCGCCGACTAGAGTTGTGGATATAGTAGCCTGAGATAACCCAGTAACATTTGATCCAGCAGTCGCGTTTGTGAAGTCAGCTTCGTCGCCAAGACTAGTCTGAGCCAATGAACCATCAGCTTGAATTTCATAAACAATTTGTTGATCGGCATAGAAATATGCAACGCATGAACCAGTCTGGTATGCAGTGTTTGCAGGCCAGTAATTGGAAACACGACGACGACCAGTGGTGTCAGTAAATTCTACACCAGCAAATGCGCCTACAAAAGAGTCGCCAGCTGCTGCGGGGTTAATAACGCCACCAGTGACATATTTCACGGGTTGGCCCTTCAGAATATCGGACGAAAAAGCCGATACGATACCGCCAGCCAGCGCCTGAGCACGATCCTGACCCGAAGGGTGGAATGCTGGGCGAAGGCCAAATGGTGCGTTTGTAGCAGACATTTAGTACTCCTAATTAAGATAAGTACCGCGTCACTCGAAAGTGGGAACGGCAACGTGTTTATCAAGTTGATTCATACCGTCACCTTCAACTATACCAAGTCTTTTACCGTTGCTGTCTCGTACCGATTGTAACTCTTGAACTTGAATGCGGATTTTGTCCGATTCATCTCTAGGAGCATAATGGTGCACTTCTGCCATGAGCGATTGATAAATATCGTCAGGCATCTTGTACAACACCATTTCGTTACAAGCAACTAACCCTACATGCTCACCCGCCTTTACTTTGTACGTATCAAAGCCTGGGAGTTCATCGGCTTTTACAGGTTCGTACCCTAGACGCATGCGCTTATGAATTGGGTCATATCCGTTGGTGGTTGAAAGCCAGCATAAATGATACCCCGGAATTGCTGGGGGAGTGGGCAGCGCCTCTTGAATCCACTCGTTGCGGAACATCTTACGACGCTCATCGCTGCTCATTAATGCATCATCCGCTGAAGACCTACGATCATCTTGCTCTGCGCGAGATTCACGGTTTCCAGCTGAGTTATTCTTCTTCAATCGATCATCTTTCATGCTTATCTCCCTTGACCACGGTCATATTCCACATACTTACGAATCATTTTTTGGCGTTCGATGGGATCTTCCCATTTACCGGCGTCTTTCATTGCTTTGACTCGGTCGGGCGATATTTTGTACTCTCCCGGCCTACTCGATGCGCTAGATGCCTCACGACCTGATCCTGTAACTACTGAACGGGGTGATCTGCCCGATGAACGATTTTCAGTACCGCGATTATACCTGTGCGGCATGTATTTTGTCAAGCGTTCGTCAAGTTCGGACCAGTATTCATCAGTCGTGGGATCCCATCCTTCGGCAGCTAAAGACTCGTCGATCTTAACTGCGATCGCCGAGTCGGTATCTTTTCCGTCAGGGTCGTACCAAGAATTTCGCTCCATCCAGACTGCAGCCTTTCGCTGCATCTTGGCGTCGTTTGGACTTGACTGTCGCTGCGGCTCCGTAACCGCCCTCTTTTTCACGGCGTCGAGAGACTCGGCCTGACGACGGGCGTCATACCACATCTCCTGAGCTTCGGCTAAAGCCTTGCCGTCCATGACTGACGTAGCCTCGGCTATTTTGGATTTTGCATACTGCATCCGAAGACCAGCGTCTTCGATGGATTTGTCCAGACGGGCCATATCGGCACCCACTGACTTCTTCTCCAGATGCGAAAGGCGCTCAGCAAGGTCTGTATTTTGCCGACGTAAGGAGTCAATCAGGTGATTAGATTCTCTAACCTTACCTTTATGAATCTGCTTCTTAAGCTTCCGCTCTTCCCGACGGGCAGCACGAATTTCCTCACGCTCCTCTTCGGTTCGACCAGATACCTGAGCCTCGACTTCATCGTCCATCGCATGTCTTGCATCATCATCGTGGTCGTCATCGACGGAACCACCCTCTTTAAGCCCTTCATCCAGAATGACGGTGGCTGAGCCATCGACATCTTCGGCTACTTGCAATTCTAGCTTGTCTGTAGTATTCATATATCCTCGCTTACAAGAACGCTTTGACTTTCAATGGGTCAGAGGTGACTTTAGCAATCACTTCATGATCATTGAAAATAGAAAATAGTGCCGTTTCATCATCATTCATTGGCACTTCCCATCGATCGCCACCCCATTTGGGCATACGAACGAAATCTCCGATTTCAACCCAACTGCCTTCCGGCCAAGGCTCCATCGTATCGCGTTTTTTGAAAGCAAGGGGACCAATCGCTATTACCTTTGCTACTTGATTGTTCCATTTTTCGGTTTCTTTGGTTTCCTCAACCAGTACGATGCCGGATTGGGTAACTGTGCGAGGGGTTTGCCTCCACTGTACCAAAACACGCCCACCTACTGGTACTGCGCCGGGATCCACCTCAGGAAATGCTTCCTTTAACGCGGCTTCATTCGAAGCTACCGGTTCATTCATTTTCATCTCTATCCTTTTCTTCCAAAAGGTCGTTTATGATGTCTAGAGCTAATTGTAGCCCTTGACGCTGTCCTACAAGCTGCTTGTAGGATTCAAAAGAGGACGCGTGACCGTCCCCCAGTGATTCGGATATGTCAGTCCTACGCTTTTCGACCAAAGCGATGATCTGCTCTACGTAGTTCATAAATCAATAATTAATCGGACGCGATGGTGCTGGACCCGGAATACCGCCTTCAGGTATCTTGCTACCTGTATTAGGTACATCTTGTGCCAAGCGCTTGTGCTGAGGAACCGCTGCCGATTCTTGTGCTTTATCGTCATTCTGTGCCATTTTAACCTCCTAGGTCAGTTCGTGCTTCTTTAAGTACGGATAATGCGGTTTTCTCTTGTTCATGCTGCAATATCGCAGCATCATGTGAAATCTCCGCTGCATGAATACGCTCGTTAGTAAGATTATCTACTGAATTGAGCGCTACGTCTACTTGCTGCTTCTTGATGTCCATCATAGTGTCATCTTCTTGCTTCTGACGACGAAGGTCCATCTCGATCTCATCGCGTTTAGCGCGACGTTGGGTCTCGGCGAGAGATGTTTCTTTAAGCACCTCATCGCTCGGATTCATTGGTGGCTTCGGTTTATATTGCGCTGCTTGCTGGGCCATATGTTGAATTACCGGCAATACCTTGCTGAACACCTTCTCGGCATCCATGTTAGTATGCTGGGAAGACAATGCAAATAATTTGTCGATTTGCTTAGATATCTCTGTTGACTCATATTTACCAACTGGTTCGCCCATCGACTCTTCGACATATTTTCGCATATTCTCTGAATACCAGAGAACTAGATGCTGTTTAACATGTTCAATTGCATGGGGCATGTAAATAGGTGCGATGATAGGGTTAGAACCATAAATGGGGTTTTGTGCATAATCGAACAATGTCTGTAAATGCGCCAGATGATTCTGATGGGCATATGCAAATGCTGGACGACCCAGAGACATGGCCACATTTTCTTCAGCGGCATTAATCTCGGTAGGCTCAGGTGAGTGCGGCATCAATTCCTTGATATTCGGCACCTTCATCTGCTTAAGCACGCGCTTCACAATAGCTTGTGGGTCCATCACACCGGGGTAAGCTTTATCAAGCGCTATTACTGCTTGGTTCTGCGCCATTCTCTGGGTTTCCGAGAATATATGCGGATCACTCACTGGTATTACATCAGTATTCTTGACAAAGTCTTCGCGTGATATTTCAAGGTCTACTACTATGTCACCACGACGCTGGTCATCCAAATACCATCTGTTAATACGCCCAAGTACCTTTAACAACCGTCCTTGGGAATGGTGAAGTCGCGCATGGATACTCGAGAATACCGCTGCACCCTGCTCGATCAACGCTTGAGTAGTTCCGACCGGCGCATTAGATGTGATATCAGCGATTTTTTCTTCCGACGTGGTCACTACACCCTTCGCTGCATCCGTCAACCACCCTAACAAATTAAACAACACTTGTGATGGTGGGTTAAACGGCATAGGCATAGCTATCTTGCGAATATCATCGACCCCCGGAGCACCCTCGATTTCAGCGATTTGGGTAACTTCCACTGTCTGCGACTGGCCCGAAATCTTTGCGCCTTTAAGCTTGAGCATTGTCGCTGCATTGTTGATATGCGCCGAATCCAGTAATGCACGCAATGAACCGGTTAACGCTGCAGCCAGACCGCCTATCAAATGCGGGAAACCGATTGCGAGTGCGCCGCGCCATGGGATGAACTTAAATTCGATGACGTGATCCAGCTTCGTCATCGTCTCGTCGCCTTCTTCCCAGTTACGATACAGGCCCACGACCGTATCATCGATCTCGTCGATCATCATGATATATGGTGCGATTTCGCCTTTCGACACTTCGTCGTCATCTTCTTCCATCGTGACGTACACATGATACAAGCGGCGTAAACCATCCACATTTTCGTCGGCTTGTACGCCTTCGACTTTATTGGTTGCTTTCTTCGAGGCACTGGCTTCAGGCTCTGCAGTAGCACGAATTATCTCAATATCACGATACAAACCCGATGATACCCGGCGCTCGAATTCAAGCTGCGTGATATCCTGGACTTCAGACGCCCGTTGCGCAGTGTAGAAATTAGCCGCCGAAAACGGCAAAATCATATTGTCTACTGGGATGAATTCCGCACACGGACGTCTTTTCTGCTCGTCATACCAAAGCTTCATGTATTGGGACCCGCCTAGTGGCAACTGGGTAAGCAGTTGCTCCATTTCGTCGCGGAATTCTTCGATCTGATCGGTCAACTGCCAGTTCATCCAATCGCGTTTGCGTTCAGCGATTTTGGTCTTTTCTTCGTCGTTTTCGCCGATAATATTAGTTCGCACTGGGCCATCAGGTGGGAATAATTCCTTGATGGCGCGAGACATGAAATCCACGCATGCTTCGGCCATGACTGGGTGAACGACACGGGAAGCACCTTGGAACATAGCGCCACCGGGTGCATCATTGCCGAGACCAGTGCGTTTGATGCCTTCTTCATACTGCTTATCGCGTTCTTTACGTGCTTCGCGATCTTTGTCGATCAGCGAAAGCATCGTGGTGGCCATCGTCTGCAGTCTATTAGCTGAGATATCCTCAGCCAGATTTCGGTAGAAGTCAGTGTCCTCCATCGGACCTTCTTCCATCGTGACTATAGCCGATCCATCGGGCAGTTCCTCAACATCGGAATCCATTAAATCGATGTCTACGATCATGCCCTCTTCATCTTCAGGTCCCATCGGTAAATCCATTTGCGGCTGTGGGAATGGTTCATCCATATCAATATCCTAAGTAATGAGCGCGTAGATTAACTGTGCCGCCATCGGCATAATAACGCTGTTTGATTTTTTCCTGACGTTGTGTGCTCATTCCATCCCAATCTTTCGTCATTGAGTCCATTTCATTCGGTCTGTACGGATCGCTGCGAATTCTGTCGCCAAGACCAGTCGAAGAATTGTTGAATTTGAAATCGCCCGGCATATCTTCGATCGGTTGCTCAAATGGGCTAGGCGAGTTAATCGCGTTGTCTTGGCCAGACGGGAATTTACCAGTCTTGTATCTATCATGCTTATCTAGTCTTTGGGCCAGTCTAAATGCCTCATAATCCAACGGACTGAGATTCTCAATTTGTTCCTGTGTTTCCGATTTTAAGTCTTGATTAGCGCCCCACTCTTCCAGTATGTCGAATAAATCAGGCGACATGGATTCTGCACTGACCTTAGTCATCGGAGTGCCTAAATAATGGGAGCGGAGATTGCTCACCGAACCACCCTCTTTCATATCGACTGCACCACCACCTGCGAAACCGGGGAAAGCCTGACCCTTGCCGCTTAATAATTCCTCAATAGCTTCAGGTGAGAAATTCAGTTCGTGATATGCGACGCCTCGTCCCGCTTCGGGTGACATGATAGGCACGACATCTACGCCCTCCATTTTGGACAGCGGAGATAACCCGAAATTCACAACTTCTTGATCGTAAATAGGTGCAAAATTAGCCGCTTCTTTACCCGGACGAATGTGGGCGATCGCGTCTGCAGACGGCAGGTAAACGGTGGTGTGACCTTGTTCGAGTGCATGTTGAACTGCAGCTTTAAACGCGGTAGCGTGTGCTTGATGTAATGGGCCTTCTTGTTTTATGCCCTTTTGAGCATCGGATTGCAATTCCTCGATTACGAACGAATTGGGCTTCAATTCATGCTTGTAAAGGTCTACATTATCCTTGTACCTCGTCGGGAGATAAACTTCCTCCGCGTTGCCGGTACCACGAAAATGGGCGACCAACGGTGAAGGTGCTCCGGGGTAGTGACCGTACAATTTAGGCGCATCAGGATGACTAACACCTTTTTCGACGTAATCACCGACTCTGATATCTGGATTTAACCGTTGAAATTCTTCATGTTGATACCCTTTGATAGGAGAATGATTCTCTTGCATCATTTCAAGGTAAGTGTCGGCCAAATCAGTCGTTACTTCATCGACCGTTGCGTTAAAACGTTTGATCTCAAATACGCCTTGATCGATAAATCCGGATCTTTTCATAGCTTCGATAACTTCGGGCGACAAATCTTTAAGATAGCGCTCAGGGTCTAGCATTACCCTTCGTTCTCTCGTATCTTGCTCAATTTTACTGTAAAGCCTTTCTAATTGATCCGCGATGTTTGAGTCTTCATAGTCCAAATCCAGATGCGCAGCCACCGTGTGCCACCTATCAGGATCATCCAGTGCCCGTTCGGTTGCTGCGATCTCCATATGCATCGCAGCATCTTCGGCGGCGCCGCCTAAATCTATATTGCTGTATTTCGATGGTGTGAACGAATCCTCGATGAATTGTTTGGTAACGACCGTGTTTTGGTCCATACCTTCGAGTGCGGCCATTGCGGATTTCTTACCCTCTTTAGTCAGGCCTTGCATGCCTTTTACCTGCTTAACGAAATCACTTACCTTTTGCTTCTCTGGACCCTTCAGGCTCTCGGCGATGACCGAGTGACGGAAGTTTAAGTTACCCTCAGGTTTCACAATATTCATTAATGGTGATACGCCGTATTTTTCGGCCACGTTAACCGCATGCCGGGCTGCGTATGGTGCTGCAGCCTTCGCCAAAGCTGCACTCTTTTTAAGCGCACTAGGCGCAAGAGGCAATGCCAATGATGACGCTAATTCAGCAATCGGGCGCTCCACATTGGATGTCACGCCCAATTTCTTAAATGCATCGTTCCACGCTTCTTTACCGCCGTAAGGTTTATCAGTTGAAATAGGGAAAGATGCAACTCGCTCACCATCCACGTCCATAACAGATGCAGGCTCACTCAACGCAGGTATCTTCGATGCCAGCCAATCAAGCCCTTGAAAAGGTATATTGGCCACATCTACAGCGCCACCAAGATAATCCGTTACTAGGCCGCGATTCAATATATCCATCGCAGCACCCTTCTTGCCATAGGTCTTAGCTTCTTTCTTATACGCATTTTTCAGCTCTTCAGCTGCGGCACTTAGTGGACTGCGTTTTTCTTCACGTGTTGGCATTTTACACCGCGTAAGGGTTTACACGTGTCGTTTCGACGTCGTACAAATCGTCGTCTTCGTCAGGTGGTGGATCAATCGTAATTAGGCCTAGGTCGCGAATCAGGCGCAGCGCCTGTGACGCGGTATCTATTAAATCATCCCTGTCGCTTTCTGGGAAGGAGCAGATTTGCGAAATGAGCCGATCAGCCCAGTCACGGGGCTGGCCACGCTTGAGCGTCGATTCGGGTACGAAGACCCGGCCACGTTCGATGATGTTGGCGATAAGTACCAATCGCTGGGTCTTGTCAGCGCGTCCCGGATTGTACCCTCGAACAGGTAGGCCGGACCGCTGCAAATCCTGGATGAGCGATAGGCCCGACGCCTTTTCCTCGATAAGAATCTGGTCCACCCTTTTACCCGGTTCACCGTACACCGACTCGTACTCGTCGATCATTTTGCGTTTAAGATCGGGGTAGATCATGAACTCTTCGAAACAGTCGATGAGCATGACCGACATCGGCTTGTCAGGCGATGGACGAAATACGCCCCAGACCGAACACGCCGTCGGGTCGTTGATCGTCTTGTCGGTGTAGGCCGGGTCATACGACTGCAAAATGTAGATGAATTCGGGTAGCTCTTTCTCTGCTGGCCACAAGCGAAACCATTCACGCCTAACGATGCCGTAATCCTCAGGATCGACCAATTCGGCGTATAACTCCTGCCGACCGATTCGGGTACCTTCGTACTCCGAAATGATTTCGTCCCTAAATGTCGGGGCTAGGTTACTGAAATTCTCATGGGTGGTGCCGGTGGTGACCATAACTCGCGGGTCATCGACCAGCTTCCGGATCATCGGTACTGGCTTGGGCGTCGTAGTGACGCACACTCTAGGCTTTTGCCCCAAACGTAGACCGAACATCAAGTTGGACCACATGGCCTCGATATTGCGGAATTTCGCAAGCTCGTCTACCCACGCCAAGTCATGCTGGGGACCACGAAGCGTTTCGGGATCGTTGTCTGAGTAGATGGTGGCGATCGCACCGTTTGGCCACTCCAAGCGCCGTTTCGATGGCATGAAAATGGGTCTCATCTTAGGGTGCGAAATGGCCATGATTCCGGATTCACCCTCGATCATAACGTCACGGGCGTCACCTGCGTCTTCGGCAATCAGTGCGATGCGACCAGCCAGGCCATTTTCAACGTGATAACGCACGAATTCGGCACCACACCGGGTTTTACCCCAACCACGACCAGCCAAGATAAGCCAAATGGTCCACCATTCTTGGGTAGGCACGATCTGGTTGGGTCTGGCCCAAGTATCCCAGTCAAAGTATAGCTCTAAGGCTTCGGCGTCGGTAAGCTCTGTGACAAACTCATCCATATTGGATGGGTCAACTATCGTCGTCGGCTTCTTGTTCCGATTTGGCTTTCGCCTTGAGACGGTCGGCGAGACGATCACGGATTCCCTCTATGTTCACATTGGTATCGACTGAACCGGAATGGTTCATGCTAATGTCCTGCTTACGGAATTTTGCGTCGTAGCCCATCAGAGTGAACTGAAGGAGCGTATCTGAGAATTTCTTAACGTGATCACCAGTCTTGTAACCTTGGTGAACCAGTGGCTCTTGGTGGCCAACTACTGCGCGGCGGTAGGCCTCTTCGCGGATCGAGTCGACCATTTCGGCCTGGACCGAATCGCAAATGCCACCGAACAGCGGGTAAGTCTTTCGCCAATGAGTGACGGTAGCTGCAGTGACGCCCACCCGGTTGTACCCGGCACTAATGGAGAAGCGTCTTTCGCCCTCAGCGTTTGTACCGCGAAATTCGGACAAAATCTGGAGCATCATCCATGCCCGGGTGTCCTCACGCTTCTTTAACGTACCCTCAGCAGTTATAGTCGGGTCGTTGCATGACACGGATATCGGATTTTTCGACGAGTCACCGTCGGGAATGTTGGCCCTCGCAGCCACGATGTCGGAGAGTAACGCAGCGAGTGTGACACCGGCACGTTCCTCGTGATGCTGAACGGTTTCGGCACCCAACTCGTCGATAGTGATGAGTTCGTATTTAGCCATGACCGAATTAAAACATTACGTGAAACCATTGTCAATTCTATACTCTAGTGAAATCTTTGTATCCGGTGTATCCGTATTGCCACCCTGCTAACGGATACAGAAAATTAGTGACTCCTAACTCCAGGCTTTAATTCACACACGTATGTAAGAGAATCCTGAATTATTTGTATCCGTTGTATCCGCCGTTCTGGCGTCTAGCGATATTTGTGTCGCAAGCTTGCGACAGGACAATACCCCCTCACGCGTGCGGATACAGCGGATACAGGGTGTCTTTTTTCGACTGGAGAAGCTGTTCTGTTGGGTGTTCCGTCTGGGTGTTCGGTACCGGATACAGCGGATACTGACTTGTGGCGGGGACTCCCCAATAAGGGGAGTGATTACATTCTACCTTGCCTGAAGCAGCGCGTCAATTATCTTCAAGTTATCCATCTTTTTCAATTCGACGATTCGGGCCGATTTTCTGAAGTCTTTGACCGACATTCCTTCGAATAGAGCCAGTGCCATCCGGGCAGCGAAGAAGAACACCTCGTCTTCTACCCGCACGATGATCCAGGATTTCGTACCGAAGTCGCGATGGGTCCAATGCCAATTGGCTTGAAACGGGGTGTAATGTGGGAGCCGGACCATGTGGTGTTCTCCTTTTGGAAACATCGGGAGTACTTTGAGTTCCAACCAACCAGTTAAACCCGACGATACTGAAAAGTAGACGTCGGGCATCCCTTGCAGGATTTTGTTCTCTACCCGATCGGCTCTCCATTGCCCGGCCATGACCTCTCTGACCTTATCCCACAGCGCTTGTTCCGGTTTTCTCATACTCATCTTGCGGTCTCCTTGGTACTTCCGTTGCGTTCGTGGGATAGGGCAGCTATAGAAGTAGCCCATGCGATGCCAATAGCGCTTCTCGGGCGTCCTTTTCAGTCATGCCCATTTTAAAGGGTGATACCTTGGATCCCTCGCGGTCCATGAAGCACGACAGGTAGGCTTTTGCGGTCGCGTCATGGATAATCGCGATGGTCAGGGAATCTATATCATCGACTGCGTGGCAGTCTGGGCATACTGGCAGTGTACCATCGGTCGCGGTCGGGTCTGGGCCTTTGATAATATCGTCCCAATAATTGATCGACCCGCAATCGGCGCATCTCGCGAAGTCAAAATCGATCTTTTGTATTAAAATTTCGTTGCTCATGGTGCGCACCCGTCCTTTCCACACCACAATTTGAGCATCGCGGAGCGTGCGCCGTGTTCCTGCAGGTAATGGCCAGCTTCGCTCATGCTGCCGATGGTCGCGATGAACCATATTCCCAAGATGATAATTATCGTTCTCATAATCAGGCTCCCTTGCTTTAACGTTTAAAATGAACGAATTTTTCCGCATGGATGGAGTCTACCTTCCAGTCTTGGCGGTTCTCGTCTTCAGCGGTATCGATTTCATCTTGCCAGAGGCTCGATCTGGCCATGGTCTTGGCTTGCGCTGCGGCGTCTTCCACATCCACGGCCAGGACCGTCACGGTCGAGTATACGGTGCGGTAGAAGGTCACTTGAAATTCGCGTTCGGGTAAATGATGCATGATCATGCCTCCTTCGCTGCGGTGATGATGGCTTTCATCTGGGGCGACTTGTATGCGGCCATCGCTTCATCGAATGTGCTGAATGTGCGGCCCAGCTTGCCCCATGCCCGGTGTGATGCGTTCAGGCAGCAGACGTTCAGGTGGCCAGATGTCGCGCTGACCCAGACTGATGCTGCGATTTTGCCGACTGCCGCTTCGAAGTATCGGCCAGATGACATGCTTTGCTGGTTAATGATTTGGAGTTCCATGGTATCCTCTATTGTCTATGTCCGGTGCCGTCCACCGTAAGACCAATTATACCACCCGTACTACAGGCTGTCAAGTATTTTAACATTTGTCGTTTTAAAATATCACCTTAATCATGCTCCGTCTCCCCAGTATAGTTCTAGCCAATCGTCGTATGCCGCCCAACAGAGCAACCAATCCCACATCAATTGGTCGTTCTTAACCACATCGCAGTAATACTGGGCCATTCTAAGGCAAGATTCTCTAGGCGGTGGTGGGCTAGGCATTTTTCTCCTCGATATCGTAGAACCAATCGCTACCTGCGCTCCATTTGCGGGTACCGTCGACTGTATAGAAGTCTTTTGCAGCCTGGAAGTCGGGGAATTTCACATCAGCAGGTATCAAGCTTTGGTCGTACCACAAGCACCGGTTATTCGGCTGTGTAGCGAATTGGCCATTCTCAAGCTTTATGAAGTTGAAGCTCTTGTGCTCTTCGGCTTGTTCAGTGAATCCGGTGTCGGCGTCCATGCCGTCAGCGCAAAAATCCACCGTGAACATGTAATTGCCGTGATGCCATTCTTTATCTTTGCCTAGGAATTTCACACCGAGATTACGAAGACCGATTTTCTCGTGAACAGTGAATCGGTAGCCCATGCAGTCCCATAGCTGCAGGAAATCGATCGGCAGATTACCGTGGTCTTCTTTCCATACATATGCATGCAGTGGTAGCTTGTCGTACAGCGCACCGTATTCGGGTAGTAACGACTCGATGCGGAACACTTGGCCACGCAACGCTTTAACGCTGACCCAGATCGCTGGCTCGAGTTCTCCATGACCCTTGGTGTGATTATACAGGAATTCGCGTCGTACAAAGCATTTGATAGGTGGTAGTGATGCGATGATGTAACTCATAATCTCCTCTGACATACGAATGCTTGATGGTCTACACGGAAGGCACCGGCGTATTTACAATCGCCAATTACCCGGCTTTCGGTCTGGACTTGACCGATCCATAAACCGATAACGAACAACAGTACAGCAACCAACGATCTAGCCCATACAGCGTTAATCCAATCCAGGATTGCGCGGTAATCGATACTTTCAATCATCACGTTTATTCGTCCAGATATAAAACAACAACGCAAATATAGCCATAGCAATACCACCACCCATCATGCTACCAGCTATGATTGTAATCAGTATGGCTACCGATGGACCTTCCATGTTAATTATTAGTCTTCACATCGACTGCTTTAATGTGTGATTCGCTCATGAAATTCAGCTGATCCAAGTGAGCCAGTAATCCTTCCAGTTCACCACGTGTATACCAGCCAGCCTCCAAGTACAGTTGGCCGCTCTTGTAGTTGGGGTAGGTTAAATTGTGCTTTTCAGCAGTCATAATTTCGCAATCGCATTTTTGACTCGCATCGTAGCTACGCCCACATTGGGCGCGTCCTCGTAGATGCTGGCCGGTAATCCATGTAAGGAGCATAATGTAGCCAGCTTAAGTGATACGATCTTTCTTGGTTCGTCCGGCTTCGGTTTAGACCCGACGATCTTGCCGTTTTTGACTACTACTCCAGATTCGGTGGTATACGAATGTTTATGTACGGCTGCGAATTCACCTTGCGCCCACCACGGCACGTAGTGCTTGCCATCCACCGGCCAGCGGGAATCTAGCGCCGCTTGGACCTCATCAATTGCTATCTTCGCCATATACTATCTCCTCGAGTGCTTTGAACAGTTCGTAGTCAGATGGCAGATTCGCAAATGGATGTTCGGAAGTATCAAATGACACGGATAGTCCGAATTCGCTTCTGATCGCCGCAAATGGGATAACTTTGCCTTGGTATAGCAATTCACCCTCGAATTCACCCTTGTGGATGCGCATTTTGCAAGTATTATTCATCACCATGCTCCCTTACATAAGCTTCATATGCACGCTCGGCACGACGCTCAAGACGCTCTTCGTGTTGATGCCATTCGAGATTCGATTTCGCAGTCTCAAGTGAATCATACCTAGCGACGAATCGCTTAAATAGGCCACGTACTATGTCGAATTTACCATCTGGTGCGTGCTGTATCGCGTATTCCATGATCATTTCCTCTATTGATTATCGGGGTGTCGGCTTAACCAACACCCCAATTATACCACAGGTGCTATACCCTGTCAAGTATTTAGTTCGCTTGCTTGGCTTGCTCACGGAGAGCCTTCCGGATCATATTACCCAGATTCATACGCTGCATACCTACGTTCAGGTGGTCGAAACGGTCACGGAGACCCTTTTCGGTCACGCCGCAGATGCTTCCGGCCATTTGGTAGACTTCAACCAAGTCCATCGGGCGCAGACGAGCTGCGATTTCGTCGCCGCAGTCGAGTGCACGCTTCAGATTTCCGGATTTCGTGGTGATTGATGTGGCCACATATTGTGGCAGGTAGAGAGTATCGATCAGGCCATTTTTTCGGGTATTGATGTCGATGACTTTCTTCTCTTTGGCGGGTTTCTCTTGGACCTCGCGGACTTCAGCGATTTCAGTGCTTCTCACGGAGAATTCCTTCTTGTCGTCTTGACGGATTTTAATCCAGCCGCGAGTTACATTGATGATTTCGACTGGGCGGTTTGTCTTGGTGTATGTGGCGATTTGCATTTTGTCTATCCTCTATTAAATGCTGGAGAAATCTCCAGTACAAGTATTATACCACTGGTGCTACAATCTGTCAATATTTCGTATATTGTTGCTTTTAAAATTTTACCTTTTTACCTTTATTAATTTTCGAATTGATAATGAGCTGTCTATTATGCAAATCCCGAATCCTGGAAGTCGGCCAACCCACTGACTCGTGAATCGAGAGTATGAACGACGGCGTCAGATTGTATTTCCCATTCCGATACTGTGACAATTGCGGTGAAGTCAATCCTAATATCTGAGCCAACTCCATGTCATGAGGACACCCTAATTCTTTCTTCAGCGTGTCCAACAATAAATTGTCTGCTTTGCGCCAATAATTGCCTTGTCCCATTATTTAAATACCTTTACAATGCTATGCAACCAGGAACGACGCTCGATGCCTCGATTAAGTAAAGCACTTTGTATCATTGCTTCACCACGTGATGGGACGTAAAGTGGTGGTTCCCACCGACACCCGATTTGAACTTTTCCGGTGTCATATGGAACCGCTCTTGGCGCGTTGGTGCTGTATGCACCTTCGCTCATGCCAGTTCCATCGTCTTGATATTCATCTGCTCTGACGTTTTGACGAATTCTTTGCATTTTTCAACTCCCAAATAGGCGCGGACTGCTTCAGTATCGAGGCGGTTTTGCGACGAGAAGGTAATCTCGACTGCTGCAAGCTTCGATGAGTAGGTACCTGCTCCAGCTTCCCTGAATCCCTCTTTCAGCTCTTTTTCTCGAGCGGTCAGAGCGCGAAGCTGCTCACGGACGGTTACCAATTCGTTTACCATGTCTTCTGTGATCACTACTTTTGACTTTGCCATCTTATCACCTCTATCGTATATCTGGGAAGTCCCCATACATGTATTATACCACCCGTACTATATCCTGTCAAGTATTTCAGTATTTTTCGTTTTAAAATATTACCTTGAATTAAAATCAGATGTTGCCGAAGTGACAACGGTCGTGCTTCCGTCTTGCTCGACCCATTCTTTAAACGCTTCAATCGTCTTGCGGCCCTCTATGTCTTCGCGAATCCGCTCAAGCGCCAATTGGGCGTAGCCGATAATATCAACCCATGAATCCTCGTAATACGGGTCACCATTCAGAATTCGAGCGATTTTGTGCTGAATCATATCAAGTGCCTCATGCATGTAAGGCTGCATCTCATTCCATGCACCGCCCTCACGCATTACATATTTAAGGCTGATTGATAAATCGGCTTGATAACGAAAATCGCCATATTTATCTTTACGATCACTTAGTATCTTTTGCATTTCTGTCATCTTTTTTCTCCCGGGTAGTATATCTATGGCCACATTCATCTTTTTTGCACTCCCGACGCCGACGGACCGTATTATCGGCATTCTGGTAAGTGAGTAATACACGTGTTAACCAACCACACTTCGGACACTTCATATGCACATCTCCTGACGTATGCGGTGCACGCCGTCATTGATTAGTAAATCGGGGTGTGCTTCTGCGCACTCTTCTACCATTTCGGTTAAATTATCATATAAGCCGTTAAGCACTCTCCTCGCATGCATACCTAGGCCATTTTCACTTAAGAACCAAATCGCTTCCATTAGATCGGCTAACTTAACGATCATCCCGTATTCGGTGCCATCAGCGGCATCAGCTAAATCACCATACCCAGGAGCGAGTTCATCTTCCACGGCTTCTATATCTGCTCCTCTACGCTTTAATTCGCGCTTGAATGGAGAAGGTAAATCACCAGTGAACACCTCTGGAATGTCGTGCATTAATGCCCACGTTTGCAGCTTCAGAAAGTTATCGCTGTTAATCGTGATGTCCCATCCGATCGCCTCAGCAAGCTTCTCCGCAACCATCGCTACGTTGAATGAATGTTCGGCTAACGTTTGTGTGCGTGCGGTACTGACTATCGTCCACCGCTTAGTATGCGATGCACGCAGCAATTCATAGGTGTTCATTTTTCTTTCTCGCTTCCATCATCGCGTCAGCCAGTGCGTAACAGCACCGAGCCACATCAGCGCAATATTCTTCATACGTTTCTACACCTATGTCGTGGTCGTCGTTGGTGTTAGCGGTCATACCTTTTAAAGCAGCAGCAGCAAAGTAATCGCGCAGCTCCATGCCTTCAAACCTATTTCCCGGAAATGCTTTCATACGTGCCTCATGATTCGAGTGTTCGGGTCTACCTTCCACTTGCGCTGCTCGTTAACATCCATTTTTTCATTCACTGCTTTAGTAATGTCGATGTCATTCATACGTGCGACGTCGAGCAGCAGAATCATGATATCCCCGAATTCGAGTGCAGACTTTGGGTCTCTCGCATACTCTCCCAGCTCCTCGTAAAGCTTAAGTAAAATATCAGCTGTTGTACGATTGGGGAAGTTCTGGTCTGCCCAGTCAACGATCCGATCTTGCAACTGCCGGACATCAGCTCCAGCTCTTTTAGAATAGGCTTGGACGGCACGAAAAGCAAAATCGGCGTTGGCGCTACAGGACCCAGTAACCCCTTTGTATATGTCTCGTGTCTCGAAATCTGCCACGGGCAACCCGTTCGCGTCAACCAGTAACGCATCATTCTCTTCGTGTTTACTCCACGGTAACGGATTTTGCTCATCATTATACCCTAACGCTTCATAAATCGGCATGGTCAATCTCCCTAATGTCTGCATCATCTGGCCCAAAGCAAAGGTACTGAACCGAACGACCAGTTCTGCTAATTTGTCTCAAAATGTCGGTTAAGTTATCTTTGCCGCAATAATCGGCAAAAGTCAGTACCGTGTTAGTAATTAAAGTCTCGCAATGCCACATCGCATGTTCATACTGCTGATCCGAGAATTCGAAGATTCGACGGGGAAGCTTGGTCACTGTAGTCAGTTCAGGCTCTTGGCCAATGTCGCCCCAAGATATCTCTTTTTGGCCTGGATACGCAGGTCCTGACCATCCGTCGCGATTATTCACGCGAATCGGGAATGTACGCATCACCATCCACACCACAATATCATTAGCCCACATGAACGGTAGTCCACAATCGGCAGCGATTTGCCACGGCGTCACATCTCTTGATGTGCAATGAGGCCAGTCACCATGATAAAGTGACAGACCGAAGCCTTGTGCGCCTTCGACCAGCATATGGCGTGATTGACGTAGAATCTTATCATATTCGAATTTATCAACGACGAATTGGCCCAACGGATGACCACTAAATCCAAGTCCGGCGATCGCATTAGAATCGGGGTCACGCATTATACGATCAACCATCGCAGCACCGACGCCTTTGGTGGTCGAACCGATTTTGGTCATACCCATCTTCTTCTCACGGTCGGCGTGTTCATCGCGTACTACCGCCGCATGTTCATGGATCACCAAACGCTGACCGGCTTTCAGATACTTGTCGATCTCGCGCTGAAGTGTTCCTGCATGAATCAATGAACCGGGACCTAGCATTACTGTCCTTACTGTCGGACCCGACACGCCCACCGGCAACTGCTGCACCATCATGTTTAGATCGCGTGCACGATCATTGTAGGTATGCCCCGCTTGCGTACCATAAGAGCACACCACGGTATCGTAATTGCGGCGCTTGGCCAGCCAGCCAGATACACCACCTTTACCACATGAACCCCACATACCGTCCATAGTCAAATCGATTTTCATTTTCACCTCTATAAAGTGGAATTACATTATAACATAACGCTACCGGTGCTACACTACCTAACCTTTTGCCGTATACCAGTCGGTACCCACACCCCAGTCGCAGGTGATTGGTACTCGAAATTTCATCTCGCATTTTACGCCATCAAAGCAAGTGTAAATGTCCGCGATCGGTTTAGGATCGGCGTCTTTCTCTAGTGATATTCCGACCTCGTCGTGCACAGTGAGCAGCAACCGCCCGGCGTCGTTCTCAGTCAGATATTGGTCAAGCTCGATAAGCTTCACTTTCATCGCATCCGCGCTGGTACCTTGGTAGATCAAGCCCGATGCCTTATGTACGAATTGGCCACCCGGGAATCTAAGCTGTCGCCCCATCATAGTGCTTACGTACCCACGCTCACGGGCGATTGATGACGCCTTCTGCTGCATGTTGCGCATGCCCGGATTAGCGGCGTGGTACTTCTCAAAGATCGCCATCGCTTCGGGTCCAGGCTTCGCAAAAAGACGACCATCAGGCATCGATTCTTCAGTAAATGGTAGTCCGATCTCCTGCGCTAATCGTCCAGCCCCCATGTTGAATGCTAGGCCGAGGTTGATCGCTTTGGATGACGGACCACCTGCGTACTGTGCATTTCGCGGGATCCCAGTCATGTCGGATACTAGCTGATGGAAATCCAAGTTCGGGTTGTCTCTATAGGCTTGAAGAATTGTGGGAACCTGTCCGTAATGATTGGCGACTCGGAATTCGAATTGAGACCAATCCATTCCAAGCCACTCGGCCCCTTCATCAGGAAGAAAGATAGGCCGAACAATCGATTTGATCTCCTTATCCCGAGATGGTATCTGCTGTAGCGCAGGGTTAGTGACTGACAAGCGCCCGGTTCCAGTTCCAGCCTCAGCGTCGTTTTTAGTCTGGTTATAGTTACAATGAATAATACCGTCATCATGATGTCCTAATATGTGGCCCAGTAAAAATGTATCCCGAGTCTTGAGCATTTTGCGCAGGTCCAGGATCATCTTGGCTGCTGGATGCTTCATGCGACGCAGACACTCGGCATTTACCGATGCCTTGCCACCTTCAGTCTTATCGGCTCGGGTACCATCATTTAGGTACCACTCACCGTCATTAGCCAGCTTCGGCTCAAATAGCTTCGTGATGGAACCGGAGGGGTTAGGGTTAACTTCGAATCCCGCCATCCTATTCAAGGCCGCATGATCCTTCTCGATGCGAACGGAGAGGGTGCGGACGGCCTCTTCGGCCCTACCCACGTCCACCCGTACGCCTTCTTCTTCCATCCGGATGATCACCGACATTAACCGACGCTCCAGATCATGTACCTTCTGCACCGCTCCGATTTGAGTCTCCTGCCATTGATACAGTTTCATCGTCGCCAATGTGTCCTGCTTCGCATAACGCGCCACCATATCTTCCGGTGCACGAGATATATTTGGCATCTGAGCATTACGAGTCGCACGACCACCGAAAAGGGTAGCCATTTCATCGTATATTTCCGAATCCTTACGGGTATTCGCATACTTCCTAGCCAAAAAGTCAAGTTCATAGGTCGGTTCGTGCTCAGATATCAGCGCCGCCCGAGTCATAGTGCAATCAATACGGTCAGCGGGTAGTAATATCCCGAATTCACGTAAAAAGTGATAATCGAACTTCAGATTGTGGCCAATCCACGTGCAATCGGTATTAGTTATAAAGTCGTTCAGCCAATCGATAACATTTGGTGCCGTCCGCACATCGAAATACCACGTATTGTGGTCTTCCGTACATATTGCAATCCCGAATAGGCGGTCCGACCACCATTTTAAGCCGGTGGTCTCGACGTCTATTACTAATCTCTTCGGGTTGTCTATTCGTGGAAACATTAAAATGGGATATCATCAAAATCACTGTTAATTACGTGCGACGGACCGCTAGCTCCAATCTGCGAATCTTTGCGATTAATCTTGATCGAGAAATACTTCTGACCTTCCATCTTCGACCCCGGTTTGCCTTCATTAACCCAAGCCGACATCCAGTAATCGACGCCATCAGCGTTAATCGAACCGCTGAAATCGGGGTGAGTATCTTTCTCTTTACGCTTGTTACGAGCTAACATGCCCGAATTGGTGTTATCATATGCCATATTATCCTCAGTTAAGTTTATACCCATTGTTACCATCGACGATATCCAATACGCTCTTGGCTCTCGTCATACCTACGTACCAGACTCTGACTTCGTCGTCGGGCTTGGCTTCCGCAGACTGCGTGACGCGATGCGTCGTATCGGTGAGAAGAATGACCCTTTCAGCTTCGTGACCTTTGGCAGCATGGATAGTAGATAAGCGAAGCTTAGGAGTAGTGTCCAAATCAGCGTCACGATAAAAATCAACAACACGAAATGGAATATCCATTGCCACATAAAAAGGCCTCTTAACGATCGATGTATAATCATTCTTATCTAACAACTGACGAGTCTCAGTGGTCGCTATCGCGAATAAATGCGATCTCTCCACCTCGTACAGTGCTTCGTTTCTCTCTAACTTCTTGAACGCATATATACCCTTGGCATACTTATTCTGGTACATTCCAGGCCTTCCCGATTGTCTCAGATAAGGAATGCGTCTGTCAATCAAGTCCTTTTCGGCCTCCCTAAGGACCGAATGCGTCCGTCCCAAGAATAAGATATCTTCCTCCGGTTTGATCTCCACTGAGTTGATATTGCCATGTACCTGTACCAGTCCCAAATCCGGACGGGGATTGAATTCCTTATCAACCCGCATAGTGATGCGGCGTATGAGGGTTTGAGACTTTTGATGCACAGAAGCAGGTAATCGATGCGATTGGGATAACACTTCACTATCACCGCCATGTTTTTCTGTGAATCTTGCCATACCATGTGGGTCCGCCCCTGCCCAAGTGTATATCGCTTGGTCGTCATCACCCGCAATGTGGACCTCGGCAACCCCCGAAGCAAAGCGCTCGATGACCCGCCACTGAAGAGGTGATAGGTCCTGTGCTTCATCGACGAATAAGACTTCAGCATCGGATTTCGCGATCTTTTTGGCTGCTCGTTCCAGCATGTCATTAAAGTCGTAAAAGCCATACGCAGATTTCCACTCAGAATAGGCTCTAATGAACATATTGAATTCGGCGCGGGTACCGGGTCGATCGCTAAAGTCATAGACTTCAGACGATTCGAGAAACGAATTTCTGGCATAACTAACGATGTCCAAATACGCATCCCCATCTGCTCTCTCCTCATCATCCTCTGGTGACTTGCCGATCACTGGCACGCCGACTTGCTTTGAAAATTCCCGAATCTTGGCCGGGTCCACCACCTGCGCTTGCTTAAGATTCAGAGCTTTAAAGCACATTGAGTGAATGGTGGCCACATTATTCGACCTTTTGAGACCCAATCGCGATAGCGCTTCGGAAGCTGCGGCTCTAGTAAATGACATAAATGATATCCTTTCCGCTTGAATGCCTGACAATTTGGCGAGTTCGACCCTCCGGAGCATCTCGGTGGTTTTACCGGTACCCGGTGGGCCGTATATCGCATGAACTTTCAATATTGATACCTAGGCATGCAGGTGACATCCGTGACCACATCAGTGATACGGCCAGATATCTTCTGCTTGGCTATGATCACCACTGCGCGGGTCTTATTCACTTCGCATTCATTGATGCCAACAATGACTTCATTGCGACTTAATCCGCGAACTTCTTTGTCTACAAGCAATCTGGAATTGGGCGGTTCTTCAGACGAACCAAGCGTGCTGCATCCATATATGGAGCAGATGATAAGTAGTGTAAGCATTCTCATAATATCCTCTATAAATTAGGTGGGGTACTCGCTGCGTCCGATGCACTGGTGCCAGCGGCCTACACGGCATCCGCTTTCCCCCGTGAGACTTAGAATTCCTCTGTAGCCTCGATTATAACGTCGTCGTAGTCTTGGTTAACCTTAACACCACCCTTAGATATCGCTCCGTATAACTTTTCACCCTGCTCGTACACGTCCTTCGGCACAAAGCCCAACGGGGTGATGTTATAGTTATGATACTTCTCGTTACGGGCATTAGTCTCAGTAACTGACGACAATTTATATGCACGCGAGAATGAATCGGTGTCGGTCAAACGCATTAGAGAATTCCAACGCTTGGATACTTTGAGCTTCGATTTGGCCATGGACAACACAGCTTCCGACCACTGGCCATTGTGGTACGCCAATACAAAGTGTTGAGCAGTATCGGATATCTCCAGACCTTCCTCAGCCAATTCAGTGATCGCGTGTTCGGCATCCGATTTGGACATGAACGCACCACGGAATCCATTAGTACCACCGCCTTGCTTGCGATCTTTCCACACCAGATATTGCTTGGTATAGTATACCGGAACGACTGTGGCTTCTGGACCATAAAGTTCACGAGTCACATTATTGAATAACATGCCCTCGTCTGCGCCCGGGATATAAGAAGGGTCGCTCTTGTTACGCGCTGGTGATAACGCTTGGATCAATTCGATGCGGGGAATGATGACGTCGTCGGACCCCACATTCTCGGCACCACGCTGACTACCTTTCTTCAGAAAATCAGGGATATCATTGGTTACTGCAAATGATTCGATATTAGTGACTGCGTTGCTCTTTGCCATTTGGATTCTCCTTTAGGCGTTAATAACAGACCAGAATCTCTGGTCAGGGGTATCCGCTTTCGCGGAATTCTAGCTCTTAGTGATGCTTGCTCGTGTAAACGGTGATACATTGAGCAAATCATCTGGAATCTCTTCACCTGTCTTGACCATGTTCTTCACAGTCGCCTTCAACGTACTTGAATTCACGGTGGGTTGAATTAAGTCTTCGCGCCCATTGTCGCGCAGCCATAAGTAAAACGCTTCTTTGCATTCAGCCTTGACAGATACATGCATATCAGCAGTCAGCGACACTCGGCCAACGCCTTCCACACTCATGTTCTTAATACCTTCATCTTCCATCACCTGCGGAATCTTGGTGATACGCAAGAAATCGAAATGCTTATTGTACGTTTTCAGATCAACTTCGACTTGCTCTTTTTCTATTTGTACTTTACGCATCTCTCGAATGAGATCGATCAGGCTCATACTGTCGTATTGCTCGAATTCGTTTTCAGTAGACATTGTCTTCTCCTAGTAAATCTACTTTGATAGGAGTGTACGCGAAATCCCTATTATTCCATTTTAGGAAAGTGAACTTCGACCCCTTCTCCCGTACGATAGCCATTACTATACACGATATGATCGGTGACCCGGATGGCGCGATAAAATCATCGACAGGATTAAACAATTTCAGCCGCTCACGAATGCTGTTAATCAGCTTAACGTTATGTAACGACGCAGTGGCACCTGACACTTCGGTAGTGCATAAAAACACCACATCGCCGAACTTCTCAGCCGGATGATAATTGGCAGTCGGTACTTCTTGGGTTACATAGACCTTTGGCATCTCTCTATCCTCTCACTATGATTATATTATACCAGACTCGCTAGATTCGAACAAGTTCTCGATATTTTTCGTGTTAATACTTTCGCGCACGAACTCCGAGACGCTTTTCTTGTTCTTTAAAGCTTCGAGAATAACCCCGTCCACACTTTTTTCCATTACCAGATCGATATACAGGACTGACTTGGTCTGACCAATACGGTGTGCGCGATCTTCAGACTGGTCACGCTCGACATAATTGAACGAATTGCTGAAATACACTACCAATTCAGCCGCCGTCATGTTCAACCCGGTGCCACCAGTCGCTGCATTACCAACCAGAAATCGGGCTTTCTTCTTCTGGAACAATTCCTGCACATTATGGTCGCGGTCTTCTTCGGATATTGCTCCATATATTTCTACCACTTGATCTTTGCCGTATTTATCTCGCAAAGCTTCCGACACCATGTGAATCTCTTCGATGAACCGGCACCATACAATAGTAGATACCGGATATTCTTCGGCGATACTCATCAATTCATCTATCTTGGGATTTTTACCCTGGATTCGGCAGTGCTCGAACCGGCTTTTGTCGTACAAATCCGGATTCCTTTCAAAAGTGACGATACCTCCGCATACTTCTTGGAGCCGTAGCATTCTCTCCAGCACCGTATTGACTGTGAGTCCACGATCCCCCACGACTGTACGGTTTTTCTTAGCAAGCTCTTTATACAGCTTCCTTTGTTCATCATTGAACTGCATTTCTCTAATTTCATATACTTTCGGCGGTAGTTCGGTTAACACTTCTGATTTACGTACTTGATACACATACGGTGATACTATCTCGATCAGCTCTTCCATATTCTGGTAGCCGATTACCTGTTTGCCTTCGAATCCACCCATTACAGCATACCGATTTCTGAACGAATAAAAATCCCCGGTTCCGATAATGTTAGTGTCCAGGAATTCGAACTGCATGAATAAATCCATCGGGGCATTCGCAATCGGAGTGCCAGTCATAATTACCTTGTAATCTGCCCCTCTACCGATCTTCACTGCATTTTTAGATCGCACCGCATTGTAGGTCTTAATCATATGAGCTTCGTCCACGACCATGCCGACACGGGTAGTGCTATTCACGAATTTTTCAGCATAACCGGCTGCGCCCCCAGCTGCTAGTGACTCCGTACCTACTATCAATATTTTAAGCGTATCGCTTAAAGGAGTGGTATTAAATGTGTCGAATGCTTTAGGCTTTGTGGTGTCCAGAATCATTATCTCGTACGGAATCGGGCAATGGATGGCAAATTCACGCTGCCAGTTCATCCTAGTCGAGAATTTGGTAATCACCAACAGTCGCCTGACCTTGTACTCGGAGAAGTACGCCGAGAATAGATCGATTACGGTTTTGGTCTTGCCGGTACCCATATCCATGTAAAAAGCAAACGACTCTTTCATCCATGCAAGCCTCAACGCTCTCTCTTGATATGTGCGAGGCCGAGTCTTGTATTCATAATTGCTTGGAAAGTCGGCCACTGGGGATGCAGATTTCACCTTCACCGTATCCTGCGCTATTGCTTTAGCTTCGGGCGTCCAGACAGCCCGGGCAAATACGTCGAGCATGTATAGGGAATTCGCACGCAAAGCAGGTGCCGTCCACACACGTTTCTTCGAATCCCACCGGCGATTGGGTATAGACCTGATTTTATCGAGCGACCACGGAGGAGCAGTGACTACATATCGTCCGGTGCGTGCCTCATATGCGATCTCAATACTCTGGTGTGAAGTCTGGAGCATCGACTCTATCCCCCATATCATCGCCAATCGGCGCATACCATATGTTAATCGGATATCGCATTCCAGGAACCCGGATTTTGGTGTGATCAGCGCCACATTCCTGCCGCAATGCTGTCCAGAGGTCCATACCCTGTAGTAATTCGGCTTTATTCTTCTTTAAGAATTCCGAAAATGATATCCCCTTGAATAGTATGCAACGCACGCCATCCATCTCTTGGACCACTGGAATATTACGAGTAAGCGCTCGACGATCCTGTTGATCCTTGCCATCCGAAGTCAGATCGGCCTTTTGCATGAACTCGCGGAATTTCTGCTCGATAACACCCGATGCTGACGCCTCCTTCGGTACTTCAATCACCCGTAGGCCCGGCACCAATGGATCGAGTATGCGTTTGCGCCATGCATCCTGTGATATCTTAGGTATATTGATTTTCAATTGCTCGAATATCAAAGTACCCATGGTGTTCGGATCACGTAGAACTATCGTCGGAATGTTCGATATTAACTTGCCGTTGACATGGATACCCCACCGAGGCGGTTCTGACTGATACTCTATTAGATCAGTAAATAAGGGCAAAGAATCGTACGATTCCAGCGCCTTGGCCTCGTCTGATGATATACCAAATTCGCGGGTCACGCAGACTTTCCGGTCGCAGAGCGACTTGCAAGGCTCTTCTCCGCACTTGTACTGATAATCGCGACGTGATGCCGATCTGATAACCTTCCGAGCCTCCTGATTACCCAAGGGTCGATCGAACATGGACTTATTCAAATCCATAGCGTCATCGAAGAATGTCTCCGGGCGTGCTCTCTTGAGGTACACCACCACATTGTACATGGCCTCATTTCTCGAACCCGACTCCACGCCCGTGTGGATCATCTTCTGAATGCACGGTGGTGCTTCTAGATGCTCCCGGGTCGCCATCTCAGTCAGCTGTTCAGCAGTTACTCGCTTAGACTGGGCATACTGGATGAATAGTTCGAATGATATCCTAGTGCCATTTTGGTCGAATCCGTAACGAGTGGTATCATCGCCTCCGAAATAACACAAATTCAGCCAATTACCTAACGATTTTTCACCCGACTTGGTAACTACCGAATCTTGCTTTGGGAATATCTCGGTCTTGTGCGGAATCTCCAACATATCGCGCCACGACGTTAATAGTCTGATAACTACCTTAGCTGACAACCATTCGGCACCAAACAAATAACAATGAGCGCCACCCGATTTGGACCTAGTCACCACCAAGGGCAATCGATGCTTCTCAATCTTATTTACCAACCCGACCAGATCGACGTCTTTGGTCTTGTCGTCGTGATTGTCTACGTCGAGTGCTCCGAACATCACCGTGTTACCGTCGGAGATCGGGACGATGCCCAACCCCATTACCCCATCGATATGACTTTCGTAATGCGATATATTTACTTCACCCTTCTCAGTGGTGGCGCTATTGGTCTCGGCGTTAAACTGTCCGAATGACCGCAAGTTCCCAGCAAATAAATCAGCATAGTCCTGAATTAAGCTACTCATGTGTTTCCTCTAGAATGTCTATTAACTACATTATACCACAAGAAGCAGGGATTGACCAGTATCCAGCTTTATGATATACTATGTGTGTCGGTTTACCACGCAATGTGGCAATATATTTTCAAACCGACAACAGGCTGTATCCGCTGTATCCGGTATAATGGAACAGATCATGGAACGCCAGAAGCCCCGAACGACGCGCCTCTTGAACCTCTGTATCCGCTGTATCCATGCACGCGGGTGAGATGAATACTAACTTTGTTGACAGAAGCTTTCTAGACGCCGGATACAGCGGATACAATGGATACAAGAACATATATATACCTCTTATATATGCGTGGTTGTTGAAGCTTACCGCAAGTGATCACTAACTTGATTGTATCTGGTAAAGACCATATTTAGCGGATACGGCGGATACAAGTATTTATAGTGTCCGAGGTGTGTCTTGCATAAAAAAACGCCCCCGGACGCAGGGGAGGCGTATCGGAGGCGCAAGCGAGACCGGGTCGCTATATAGATAGCTTGGGTATTACTGAAGACCTCCGGAGATGGCATCCGGTTGGACTGGGATATTACCTGCTTGATAACGCTTAGCAGTAGTTCTAAAAGTATTTTCCAACTGTTTAAGTTCATCGAGTATCGCAGCGCTAATTGCCCGTGGTGCATCTTTAATATCTTGTCCCAGACTTGGCAAAGCTTTTTTGACCGCACCGGGATAATTGCTAAGATCCCGCTGAAATTGTTCAGGACTGGTGTTTCGGGCGTAGTCGGTGCCAGCCAGCACCGCTGGAGCAGCCATGGCAATTGGCCCTGAATATGGTACCCCAAACATCGAAGCCGCAGCGGACAATGCTCCGGTACCCGCGATTGCAGCACCCGGATAATCTTCTTTTTCTAAACGAGATGCGGCCTCCATGCCCATTGGACCCGCCATTAAACCGCCCAGTGGACCGCGAACTAAAGGATGGTTTAGTGCTCGACCTACTGGAGCTACAGCATTCGAAACGCGTTGACCAACGGTAGGGCGTGGTTCAGTAACCGGCGGGATAGGTACGCGAGTTTGGCCACGCGGACCACCACCCACATTCTCAGGAAGCATCAAATCGGCACGCTGAGGGTCCATTCGATATCCTGGACCGATCTTCTTCTCAGCTTCAACCACAGCTGCTTTCAAATCTAAAGCGCCGCCGGGGTTTTTAGACATGTCTAACGCACGCGCAGCATCAAAATCAGCCATTCCAGCTGATTTCGCGTAGTTAAACGCCATTTTACCACCAACCGGAGTGCGTTGAACTGGCCCACCAGCAGGAGGTAAACCACCGGGTGTTGACTGCCCAGGAGAAGCTTGACTGGCTTGCAACAGATTCGAACTTACCTGACTGGCCACATCCCCTACGCGCTGCCCGATGTCCATTACAGTCCTGCCGGTACCTACTCCGGACCCTGCAAGCACACCCGGTATGACGCCACCGGCCATAGCCAATGGGTCGAATCCGTACTCGGGTCCAGATTCACTTGGTGGCGGTCTAGGTAGTGGTTTACTTAGAT